TAATCACAGAGTACAAGTTGACGATGATAAAATGGTATTTCCAATCACCGAAGGAGTGTATGAAGAACAATGAAAGATAACGCCGATTTCATGGCATACAAGGAGAACTTAGAGAAGTTTCCATATTACACCGTTTTGAGCGAGGAAGATATTGCAGCATATAACGAGATGGATAAACCTTTAACTAATATGTCATTAACAATCGCTAAACGTCACCCGTTCCTATGGATGAAATGGGTGTGTGGCGTTGACCCTTACGATTATCAATGGAAAATATTAGATGAAATGAAGAAACGTAAGAGACTTGCGTGCGTTACTAGCCGTCAGATTGGTAAATCGTTCTGCATTTCCAGCTTCTCATTCTGGGCTGCATATAATAATGTATTCCCTGTAGGCATCGACAAGCGTACCAAAATCGGTATTGTGTCTAAAACTGAACCTCAAGCAAAAAAGTTGCTTAAAGACGTGTATAAGATGGTGCAAGCAGCTGATTCTACCTTCGCTAGGTTATCAAAAAGCACTTCACGTGAATCAAACAAGTATTTCACAGATAAGATGACAGAGAAACCTACATTATTCAAACTTGAATGGTCTGGTGGAGTAATCGAGATTTTCCCTCCTACCGGTAGAGTGAGAGGAGAGAGTCTCAGCTTTTTAATCATAGATGAAGCAGATTTCCTGAATCACGAGGACCCTGATTACTTTTTTGACTCAGAAGCAATGCCAACACTTAAAAAGACTGACGGAAACGCTTTCCTATTCAGTACGCCTAAAGGAACGCGGTCATTCTTTTATAATTTAATTAGACCAGATAACGATGCGCCATCAGATGGATGGAAAAGAATCTGGTATCCGTGGACTATTTACGAAGATGATTGGAAAAACGGATGGGAAACGCGTATAGATTATATAGCACGTGGAAAAGAACTTGACTTCACAGTAGAATACGAAGCGCAGTTTAAGAGTGGTAAGTACACCTATTTTCCACCACAGGCAATAGAAGAATCGGTTATGAAAGAACAAGGTGAGCAGCTAACATACCACAGACCGGTAACTATAGGGCTAGACTTCGGCGATACTCACTCAAGGACAGTTATAACAGTTATACATCACGATGTAGCTACAAACATTTCAGAATTAATATGGTTTAAAGAGTTTCCAGCAGGATATAATAACAGTCTACTACCTGCGTTTATGAAAACGCTGAAAGCTAGATATATTATACGGGATATTGTAGCAGATGATTGTGTTGGTGGTAAGACTGCAATTGAGCTTCTGAGAAGAGATGGGTGGTATGTTAAACCATTTGTATTCAAGAGAGAAAAACAGGAGTATTACGAATTAGCTAGAACTGCATTTGTTAATAAACGTGTTAAGTTGTATTATGCGCCGGAGGTAGTTGCGCAACTTAAATCAATCGAGTCACACGTGACAGAGATTGGAAACCTTCAAATTAAAAAAGCTAAAGGTGGAAACGATGATATTGCAGACTCACTTGTAATGGCACTTAGTCCTTATGTTAAACTAAATAATAGAAGAAAGTGGGAAATATTTTAAAATGGGAAGATTAATATTAGAAAAAGAAGAGCTGCGTTTGCATCTTAAAGAAGTTGCAAAAAAAATGCCAGAGCATAAACTAGGAGCGTATTACACAAACGTGTGCATACAGAAATATTCACCGGAAGACCAACAAGCAAGTTTTGATGAAGTTTGTAGAACTATACTGGAAGTCCCAGGTGGATATTGGCAAATCGTGGATAACATGGATTACATGCCAGAGTTCGAACACACCCGAATGCGTAGGATGTTAAGTTATCAGAAAGGATATGTGCCGAAAACAATTGCAAAAAAGGAGCTAACTGTGAAACAGTACCGAAACATTTATAAATGATTTCGCCACAGTATATACTTATATGGTAAAACTACCCTCATTTTTAAGATTCGGTGCTAAGACTGCAAGACGACACACAACAGACTTCAATCAAAAAAACACCAACAAAACGAACCCGGACAACGCGTTAACTATTAAATTAAAAGACTACGTTTCAACAGACCCTGATTTAGCATCAGGTATGAGGAAATTTGTAGATAATTTATTAATTGAAATGCCGTTGATAATAAAACAATCTAAATCAAAAACAGCAGATTCAACTATAGATAATTACAATCAAGAATTAAAAGATGTAAGATTTTATAGGCGTATGAGAAACGCAGCATACTCATTATTATATAATGGTAACGCGTTCTTTGAAATACGGTTTACTGGAAAGAAACTTAAAGAGCTTTATAATATTGACCCTGATACTATGAGAATAGAAACAAACGCATCAGGAGAACCTATTAAATATGTACAAGAATTAGCATCTAGTAAAGTAGAATTCATGCCAGAGGAAATTATACACTTAACAATCGACCACTTGGAAACAGGTGAATGGGGACTGGCGTTTTTAAAACCACTTGAAAATGCTTTATTTAGAAAAGAAGTTGCGGAAGCATATCTTGCTTCATTAATTGAGAATAATAAATTTGCGCCGCTTATTAAAGCAAAAACTAGCGAATCTATGACACCGGAAGAATTAGGTAGAATACGAGCAGAAATACAAGCTACTTCATCCGACCCAAATAGATACCACTTTTTGAACTTCGGCGCAGAAGATGACCTTGAACTTATACACCTTTTCACAACAGATAATTTCACAGATATTAATACATACATTCAAAAACAAAGAGACGCTATTTTAACAGTGTTACAAGTACCGCCAATTATTTCAGGTACTGTTGATAATTCAAATAGGTCCAACTCAGAAATACAAGCGCGTTTTGTATTTTTAAATACTATAAAAGCATTCCAAAATTTAGTTGTAGAAGAATTGAATTTTGAGATGTTACGTAAACTTAATTGGAAAGGCGTTCAATTTAAGTTCTCAGAAACAGATGCACGAAACGAAACAGACATTGTAAAAATTGCAAAGTCATTGAAACAAGATTTGAATTTCACGAACGAGGCTATATTAGAATATTTAAGTAAAAATGGATTTAAGATACCGGAAGTTGAAAAAGTTTTTGAGGACATTGTGGAAGAAGCTGATGTCACAAACAGTAAAGATTTCCCTTCAAGAGAACCAAGATATAAGACCGGGATACCCGAGAACGAAGTATTACGAGACGAGGACAAAGAAATGGGAGTGAGCTCAAATGCGAATTAATTCGACTAAGCATCTTCCAACCGCAGCTCGTAACTTATTTAATGTTGTTGCTGACAAAGTAATCAGCACAGGTAAATCAGAACTACACGCAGCTAGAGTAGCGTTGGAAGTAGTTAAACAAAACTACAAACCAGTAAACGTTGCAAAATCGGTTTCACTAAAACAATCATATGAATCAAGTGGCGATAACTTTATCGACGTATTACTTGGTAAACCAATGCTTGATGCCCATGGTGAGTTTTACACTGCGGACTTCTGGAAAAATAGTCCTATGAAACCTTTAAACGGCGACATGGAACATATTAGTTACAGAAAAGCAGAAGGATTATATGTTGACCACCCGGAATCATGGGAAGGTTTTACAACTACTACCGACAGATTCTACCATAAAGGTGAGGAACTGTGGGCAAAGGTTGAATTACCTGACCACCCTTTCACGCCGACTTTCAAGTCAAATTGGGAGTCTGGGAAGTACGGTGCCTCAGTTGAGACAGCGATTCCGGATGAGGCAATAGAGTTTAAATGGCTCGAAGAAAAATTAGTACCGCATATCGTAGGCGGAGAAATAACAGGATTCACATTCACTGAGGAACCTGCATTAGATACGATTACAAACGAAAAGAAATAAAATGGGAAAATTCGATAAAGAATACCAGGAAATGATTACAGCAGAAGAAAATGCGCTTGAAGAATTATATAAAGCGAAGTTAGAACACTTAGATAATGAATTATCAGTTAGACTAGCATTGGGTCCAGACGGCTTTAAGTCACTTGAACCAAAATACGGTTATGAAAACACACCGACACATTTAGAACATGTAAAGAACGGGTTAATATTAACAGTAAGAGAAGAAAAAATAAAAATCATGTCAGCTCTTAATAATGTTAGTAGAAGTAGATTAAATCGGGAAGAAATGAACGAGATTGATAAATTGAGGAAAGATGAACAATGAGTGATATAACAAACGAAACAATTGATAAGATAGATGCAGAAATTACTAGCAAAACGGCAGAAGATACAACTAAGTTTGATTCAGCTGTTGAACAAGCAGTAGCTGATAAACTTGCTAAGATTGAGGCTGATAAAGCAGCAGAAACAACAGAAGCAAATAAAATCGCAGAAGCTGAAAAGAAAGAATCGGCTTTAAAGGACCAGTTAACTGAAATGTCTAACAAACAAAAGGAACTACAAAAACAGTTAGATGATGTTTCTATGAGGAAATCTATTCCAAAAGAAGCGGTTGCACCAACACAACCAACTAAATTAGAAGATATTTCAAGAGCAGAAAGAATACAAATGAATAAAGATTACGCGTCAAGTATCCTAAATATGGATATTTAACCGACAACACTTCGCGTTTTCGTTAATAAAACCGAAACACTTATAAAGGAAGTGCTCTAACAATATATTATTATACTTAGAGCTCATATTCTAAGACATACAAAATAAAATGGCAAACGATGCAAATATATTTAAGAGAGGGTCAGGTTCAGACGCTTATGTAGTTCCAGAAATCTGGAGAGACACAATTGAACAAGTAGCAAGAGAATCCAACATTATGCTTGGAATGACTGGTTCTATCGTAACAGAAGATAGAGTTGGTAGCGGTGCAGGAGATAAATTAAACATCCCTAAAAACAGCGCATTAACAGCAGCCGCTGTAACTGACGGAAATTCCATTGGAATTAGTGCAGTAGCATTCACAGAAGTTGAAGTAGTAGCAACTATTAGAGGAGTAGCAGTACAATTAACTCTAAAACAACTAAGAGACCAATTATCAGCTGTAGAACCAGATGTAGTTAACAACTTAGGAATCGCATTAGGTGAAAAGAAAGAAGCAGACATGTTTACAGAATTATACACAACTGGAACAGCAGCAATCTATCCTAACACTAAAGCAACAGGAACAATCACAACAAGTGACACTATCGACGTAGAAGTTTTCAGTAAAACATTAGTAGCAATGAGAACAGCTAAACGAAAAGGACTTAACATGGTTATCCACCCTAAACAAGAAGGAGATTTAAGACAAATTGCACAATTCACAGATGCTTCCAATTACGGAGACAACTCAGTTGTAAAATCAGGAGAAATCGGAACTTTTTACGGAGTTAGAGTATTCTCATCTACTAACGTTGCAACTGCAACAGAAAACAGTATCACAACTTACTTAGCAATTTTACTAGGAGAAAGAGCAGCTGTTTACTATAACAGAGCAGCGCCAACATTCGAAATGAACAGAAATTTAATTCAAGACTTATCCGTAGTGATGCAAGCTTGGGAAGATTACGGTGTTCAAATTCTGAATGACGAATCAATTAGAATTATGCACACAGCATAAATTCTTTTCAATAAATCAAAATGGAAGTTAAATACATAGGAGAAAAAGGACTACATTATCATAATATCGACTGGTTTACAGGAGATATTCATACTGTGTCAAAAGATTTAGACTTTAATAACTCATCCTTTGAGATTGTTGAAGAAAAAGTTGCGTCACCAACTAAAACTGTGACAAAATCTAAAAAATCCTCAAAAGAGGATTAATTCTAAATACAAACATTTATAAACTTATAAACCCTTATATTATTACTACCAATAAA